GCCATATAAACATCAGATAATGAACCACCTTGTATACCTTTATTAGAAAGAAACTTTTCAACATATTTTAACTGCTCCGCTCTACTCATACCAGATAAAGCCTGAGTACTGGTTCCCAATCCTTCAGCAGTCTCAGGCATAAATTGAATTAAACCAGTAGCCTTAGATTTTGGATTTTGTGCAGAAGGACTAAAAGTACCTCCAGTTTCAAATCCCATTACAGCATAAAGATAATCTTCAGGAACATTTAATTTTTTAGCAAGATCAGTAACTCCCTGAGTAAATGCTGTGTCTTGCTTTACTTTTTCTGGGATAGTTCCAGCAGCATAAGAAGATGGTCCAGAGTCTGTATATCCCGATTCTCCTACTCTTTCAGCATCATCAATCTGTTCTGTTAAAGGTGTTGTAAACAATTTCAATGCTTCATCTACTGAACCCTGCATGGATTCCATACTGGCATTAAGTTCATCAAATGCTTTTGTGACTCTACCAGAAGTATCAAAGAAATCAAAAGAAATTATATTCTTTGCGTATGCCTCAACAATCCTAGGGAAAGATTTAATAAATGAAAATGATGCGTTAACAAAATCTTTACTAAGATCTACTAATCTATAAGTTCTAGCAATAAATTCTTGTGCCATCTGAGTCCAGACTGGCAGTTGATTTAATATCCATCCAGCAGCCATATATCCTATGGCAGAAATTATTCTTCCAACAAATCCCTTCCCACTAGAACGAACTGCTAATGTTGGAGATAGTGATGGAGAAATATTTGATACTTCTAATTGATCTTCAGCATCCTTTCTTCTAGAAGCATCAAGTCTCTTTTGATAGAGTGCTTTTGATTTAAATACTGCTTCACTCTTTACTTTTGTTCTAGCAGCAATTACCTTTCTAATATTGGCAACACTATTCTTAGTCTGTGCAACATCACTCTTCATTCCAGAAATCGTTGCTTGGATATTTTTGATCGCGGAAGAATTCGTGGAAATTGCCATACTATCCTACCACGTTATACGTTAGTTTTGAGTACATGCTATAGAAATTGTTCGAATTCGAAGAACTTACTCCAGGAACATCAGCAGCAAATCCAGATTTCTTTTGTGGAGTCAGTGCTGGTGCTTTTGGTTCTGGAGAAGAAAGAACTACTTCTGGAGCAGGTTTAGATTCTGGTCCAAGTTGATTGAATGCCTGTGATGGCATGGAAACCATATTAAGGTTGTCTCCAGTAATCTTTGGTGGTTCTGATTTTACCTTTGATGTTGAAACACTACCTTCAACTGGACCAGGAGTATCCTCATTAGAAGATAATCCAAGATCAAGATTCATGGCACTACTAAATGGCATAGTAGTTAATGAGTTTGATGGTGGTGTTTCTGGTACTGTAGGTGTGGTTGTAGTTGTATTAGATGAAGTTTCTGCAGATTCTGGTTGTTCTTTATTCTTATTTGCCCCAGTAAAGAAGTCAGATAAATCTCTACCTATGGTCCATCCAGCAGCCCCTCCCAAAACCATTCCAGGTAGTTTTAACCACCCAGGAAGTTTAGATCCTAACTGCATACCTTTTTGTGAAAAAGCCATACTACTCAAAGATCCAGCACCTGCTTGTAAATTAGTTTGTCCTTCCGATTTTCTGTTCATAAAATCAAAAGCACCAGCAGTAAGGTTCAAAGCACTGCTTAGAAATCCTCCACCCTTTACTTTTGGAGGCCTACCTTTTGGAGGCCTGGTTGATGGGGGAGGGGTATTTCCTTTTGGGCGGAATACACTAGTTGCTAAGGCACCAGCAGCTCTAAATGGAGCGGTTAATATTTTTGCTGACAGCTTAGCAATTAATCCAGCGACTCTAGCTGCTATTCCAAGAAATACATTAAATCCAGTATTGATTGCTAAAAAAGCACCGCCAGCATAAAAAAGATTCTTTATGATATTATTTTTTATTTCGTCAAATTTTGTCTTGTTCTCATCTTTGGATGCTTGGAACAAATCTAATATTTGATTTGTTAACCATCCACCAAGCAAAGCCATCAATGCTTGTTTGATTCTTTCCAAGAATCCCATCGTCTTTTGAGTTGCTCTTTGTACTGGAGCAACTAAAGCATTCTGTAACTTTTGTTCTAATTCGTTTTCTCTACCAATTCTAATTTCTGCTTCTGCTAATTTTCTCTGCTGATCTTGCTCTGCCTGTAATCTAGAATTTTCTACCGCGCTTTCATTAGCAATCTGACTAGCAATGGAATTGATTCCAGTTGTTAAAGATGCAATTTGATCTCTAAGACTATTAAGTTGTTCTGTTATAGTGCCTAATGTCTGTTGATTAGATTCAAGTAATTGAACTCCCTGAGCAGTGGCTAACTCACTTTTTGGTTGTCTTACTAAGGCACCTCCTCCGCCACCGAAAACTGACCCAGATACAGTAGCACTACGAAACAATGCCTTCCTAGCAGAAGGAGACAAGTATGATCCAGTTGTAGGGTCAATTCCAGTTTGCGCTGCTGTAAAAGCGTCAGCCATTAGTTACACCGTTCTTTAAATTTTCCTCTTCGATGTATTGTTGGAGAAGAGTAACATAAATTTCTCTCTCCCAGGGCATCATATTTTCTAACTCTGTCAAAGAGTATTTATGGTGTTGCATCAAGGCAAAATTGGTTTTGTAGTATGACTCAAGAGATTCATGAGCCATTCCTACCCGAAAAAAGCGGTTAGTCCCTCCAGCACAACATCACTTTCAACACCAGTATTTGGATTCTTAACTCTAATAGTATGTGTCAATTTTGGCATTGTCTCAAAAAACTTTTCAATTTCTTTGAATTGTTTTGAACTTAATTGTTCTACGAATTGGAATAGTTCTTTCTTAGAGCAATCAGATGCATTCCAAGACTCTTCTTCAGAATAAACTTGTTCAATACAACCAGCAATCAATTCAAATGTATCATCAACACTGACTTCAGAAACATTAAAGTTTGATTTAATAAACTGATCCAAAGCAGGATACTTCATTCTTAGCGTTAAATTATCATCCAGTTTAATATCTCTACTATGTTCTGGAGAAATAGTTACCCGAATCTCATCTAGATCAATAGAAAGAGGAACCTGAGACTGATTATCATCTGGACAAGTAATCAGAACATCTACGGTCTCACCGACAGACTTTCCTCTAATGTTTAGGAATAGATATTCAATATCAAAAGTTGCTAGATTTTCTACCTTAACACCTCTTGTCACGATACAATTGGAGATGACTTCTTTAATCGCATTTCCAATCTGAGAATCATCTTGACTCTCCATAGCAATCACAAGGATCTTTTCTTCTTTTACAAGAAATGGGCGATATTTGATTTTTTTCTTACTCGAAGGTAATTCCAACTCATATGTTGGCGTCGCAATAGTTGGTAAAGGCATAATATTCTATAATATTATCAGTGATTTATTTATTAGAACTAGACTGGGCTTGATTTTGAGTTGTATTTGGTGATGGGGTGGAACTAACTCCAAATCCACCAGACCAATAATCTGCCTTTAAATCCTTACTGTCAAATTGATAGGTACTAGCATTTGCCTTATTTCTATACGCTTCATCCAAATTCAAAGGTGCAACCTTGCTATTATAATACAATTTATCCGTAGGGATATTATTTTCTTGATTATTTGATTCTCCCTTCTTCTCAGAAAGTTTAGTTATTGGACCACAAACATATCTAGTATACTCAAAGGTAACAGAAGCAGTTAGAGTTCTAGACGCATCATAAGAAACTGGAGCAATAGAAACACTCTGAGGGAACATATCAAAAAATGTATATTCCAGATTTCTCGTTGGGTTGTGATCCCTCTCAAACTTAGTTATTTTTGTTGACTGCATCCTATAATATTCTGGATACTGCATTCTAACAAAATAACTATCTTCTCCTTGAGAAATGGCACCGACTGGAGAATCGATAGTATTGTGAGATCCGCTAGCAATAAACTCTGCCCAGTGCTCAAAGAACTTTAGTATTTTGTAGTCTTTATCAACATAAAACTCCATACCGATTGGAGTTGGAATTCTACTATGTGCTATTTTCTCGTGAATACCTGTATAGTTTCCAGAAACTGCTGCTGTTGCTATAGCAGCGTGTGGCAATGAAACAGAATAACAGAGTATTCCAGCATCACCAGAAATGAATCTACTATCTACCCCTCTCTTCGCCAAATAAGTTGCCAACTGTTTTGGAGGAGCACCCAACTCCACAATATAGTGAGAAGTTTGGGCGAGATTACTTAACAGTGGCTTAAAATCAGATATTCTTCTTGGTCTTGGAGTAGGCACTCTAAATATCTTATATGAAATTGTTATAGTTATTTAGATGTCATATAAAGGAAAATACCAACCTTCACATCCAAAAAAATACAAAGGCGATCCTACAAATATTATATACCGTTCTCTCTGGGAACGCAAGTTTATGAGATATTGTGACTTAAACGAGAATATTTTAGAGTGGGGAAGTGAAGAAATCGCTCTCCCATATAGATCACCAGTTGATGGAAGAATACACAGATATTTTCCAGACTTCTATATTAAAGTAAAAGAATCAAACAGTTTGATTAAGAAATATCTGATAGAAGTAAAACCAAAGAAACAAACCGTTCCTCCCAAGAAACCCCAAAGACAAACTAAGGGATACATTAGAGAAGCATATGAGTATGCCAAAAACCAATCTAAATGGGCAGCGGCAAGAGAATTTTGTGCAGATCGTGGTTGGGAATTTAAAGTAATCACAGAAATCGAACTAGGTATATGAGTAGACTCTCTGAACTTGTCGAAAAAAAGATAGGAGGAGAAGATCCAGACGATACAATGACCGACGTTATGGAAGCGTTGGGTACTGAATCTCAAGAAACTCCTGCCGTTGGAAAATATTACACTTTTGTATATTCTCCAAAGACACCAAATGTTCAGTATGATGAATTTCCTCTAGTCGCCGTTACTGAAACTTTTTCTTGGGGATTTAGGGGTTTAAACTTTCATTGGCCAGGTTTTAGACAATACACATATTCGGAAATTGTTGGTGGAATATACAATGTAGAAGATGGTGAAGAACTTGAAGATGCTAAAAGATTATCTTATGGAAAAAAGCGTCTAAATAACTAAAAAAGGATAAATGTCTTATTCCTTTTCGGATGCGTTGAAGACGTATAACGCAACATACGGTACTTCTACGCCCGCAAAAACAACTAAACCACCAAAATCTAAAGAACCTTTACGTTATCCATTCAAAAGATTGGATGATCATAGTGACTATTTGCAGATTCAAGTCGTTGAATATGTACCACCAGGACTTGAATTTAAAAGTGCGTCATCATTTGCTTTGCTGACAACTGATGATAGTATCTCTGGAGATAAAAAGAAAGTATTAGAAACTATATTCTTACCCATACCTGAAGGAATTCAGGATACCAATAGTGCCGATTGGCAAGATGCTGGATTAAATCCATTTGAATCTGCTGCTGCAGCAGCAGGTTCTGGTGGTGCTGATTCGAAAGATCTTGGTGAGATGGTAAACAAACTTAAAACAAATGTCTCAGACAAATTATCTTCACTTACCAATAATACAGCAGGAGCTCAAAAAGTAGTAAGTGGATTAACTGGAGGTCTAGTTGCCAGTGCTCTTACTGGGAGCACTAACACTGGTGCATATATCAATAGAGCAACAGGATTTACACTGAACCCAAACAGTCAATTGCTCTTTAATGGAGTAACTGCTAGATCATTCTCTTTTAATTGGGATTTAGTTCCTAGAGGAAAAAAAGAAGCAGAAGTCATTAAAGAAATTATAAGATGTTTTAAAATGAACATGGCTGCTAGCAAGAACGCAAAAAGTGCTCCTGGTCAAGGATTGTTTATTGCTTCTCCAAATGTATTCTTTTTAGAATATAAAACTGGAAAGAACCGCCACAAGTTTCTAAACAAATTTAAAATGTGTGCCTTGACAGCAATGTCTGTCAACTATACGGCGTCTGGAACATATGCTACTTACAGTGATTCAACTCCAGTTCATATGCAGTTGTCACTTAGCTTTAGTGAACTGACTCCTATATACAGGGAAGATTATGAGACTGGTCAAGGAAAAGACGGTGTAGGTTACTAAAATGTCATACTTCAGAGAACTACCTGATATAGAATATCAGTCACCACTTTCCGATAGAAACTCTTCACTTGACTATATTAGGGTCAAGAATCTTTTTCGTAGAGTAAAACTAAGAGATGACCTAAAAAACATATTCACACTATTCAATAAGTACGAAATAAAAGAAGGTGCCAGACCAGATTCTGTTGCTGAAGAACTCTACAACAAAGCAGATTATGACTGGGTTGTTTTAATCTCTGCTGGTATTGTAAACGTTAGAGATGAATGGCCACTTTCAAACTACCACCTATACAATTATGCTTTAGAAAAGTATGGTGGTGAGATAAATGCTACAAAGCATTATGAAACTAAAGAAATAAAAGATGATTCTGGAAGAGTTATCTTACCTGCTGGAAAAGTAGTTGACTCAGACTTTACTATATTAAACCTAACTCCATCTCAAGTAGTAGTTCCAGTTACTAACTATGAGTATGAAGTTAGAAAAAATGAAGAAAAGAGAAGTATCTATGTCTTAAAACCTGAGTATGTTGGTGTTTTTGTTGCAGACATAAAGAGAATCATGACTTATGATGAATCATCTCAGTACGTTGACTCAAAGCTAATCAGAACCACAAATAGCAGAATCAAATCCCCATAAAAAAGGGAGGTTACCCTCCCCTAAAAAGATTAACGTATGCTGCTATAACTAAAAGAGTCAAGCAGATTTGGTTATAGTTCACTCTTCAGCAAGTCGTGCGAAGTAGGACATGGCATCGTCATCCTCATCTTCATCAGAGGAAGAGGCAACGGTGCGAGTGGGTTTCAGAGAAGACAGTTCATCACGGAGATCTTCGGTGAGTTCACGGGCAGAACCACGAGTGTACTCTTCCTCTTCACCTTCATCTGGATCCTGATAACGAGGAGTACCTTTAGTGCCAAGCACGTAGTCCAGGCGCTTCTTCAGATCATCATAGGACTTGAACTGATCAGCAGCAACAAGTTCAGCA